ACATAGAAAGGAAATAAAAATGCTATCATTTATTACATTTAATGTAATGGTTGCTTTTGCTGCTGGTCTTGTTGTCGGATGGAATGTTCTACCACAGCCACAGTTTGTCAAGACTCTTTGGAATAAGGTTACAGGCAAGTAATATTGGTGGTTGATCTGGATACCCAAAAGAGGGTCGTGATGCCAGACAACATTTGGACCAACCCGTGCGGTCCATCTTTATTATGGAAATAATATGTCAACAAAAGATGAAATCAATAAGTTCTCAATAGAAATAGAAACTCTGGCTAAAACAAAAGAAATATCATATATGGAGGCTATAGTTCTGTATTGTGAAAGCACAGGATTTGAAATAGAACAGGCCGCCAAGTTGATATCTAATGCCCTCAAATCAAAGATCAAGATTGAAGCAGAAAATCTAAACTTCTTACCAAAGCCCAAGACAAATAAACTTCCTATATGAGACTATCTGCTTACGACACATATGTTCTTTTTCTTTCCTTGAAAAATCATTTCACGCAGGAAAAATATGATTATTTCAAGTATAAAGGTAAGATCAAGAATATATCCAAAAATTCTTTTAGTATGAGTAAGGATAGATTCCTCTATCAAAGAATATGCCGTGAATATGATGAAAGCGTCATACTTGATTTTTTTGTGGCTAACTTTATAAAAGGCAAGGTTTGGATTCGTGACTTTCTTGAAGAAGAAGCGAAAGATGATTATATGTCTTATATGAAACGCAAGCAGGCCATAACATATAATTTTGATAATGAGTTGAGCAAAGCCTTGTCCAAGGTTGAAAATGTACAGTCACTATTTCGGAATAATGGTGGGCAATATCCTGAGATAATCAATCTATATCTCAATAATGAAATCTCTATTGAGACTATGGCCATACTCAACTCATTTATAGGATTTTCTGATAAGTTCGATCAGAAACTAGGCAAGGATGATATACTCTGGTCCAAGATCAGATTGCTTTGCCTTAAAGTACAGAACTTTTTAGAATATGATAGGAGTAAGATAAAAAATATTCTAAAAGATAAAATAAATGCCACTAAATAAACTTGACACAGGGAGATTCTTGTGTTATTATACTCAAACATACGCTGATATACAAAACATACGGAGAACATACAATGTCAAACTTTGCTACACTTAAGAAGTCCTCAAGTGCCCTTGATCGTCTGACCAAGGAAATCGAAAAGATCAACGCCCCCGCAACCGAGAATAACAAGGAAGATACCCGCTTCTGGAAGCTGGAGCGCGATAAGGCTGGTAACGGTTCAGCCGTTATTCGTTTCCTTCCTGCGGCTGCTGTTGATGGTGATGATGCGCTTCCTTGGGTTCGTTACTTTGATCATGGTTTCAAGGGCCCATCTGGCAAGTGGTATATCGAGAAGTCGCTGACCACTTTCCCCAAGATGAAGGACCCTGTTTCTGACTACAATAGCCAACTCTGGAACTCTTCTGCTGATGATAACTCGCCAGCCCGTAAGCAGGCCCGTAATCAGAAGCGGAGACTCCACTATATCTCCAACATCTATGTCGTCTCGGATTCCAAGCATCCTGAGAACGAGGGCAAGGTGTTTCTCTTCAAGTATGGCAAGAAGATTTTTGACAAGATCACTTTGGCCATGAATCCTGAGTTTGATGGTGATAAGCCACTCAATCCATTTGATCTGTGGAAGGGTGCAAGCCTCAAGCTTCGTATCCGCACAGTTGATGGTTATCCAAACTATGACCAGTCCATGTTTGATAATCCAGGCCCGCTGTCTGATGATGATAGTGAACTTGAGGCTATCTGGAAGAGAGAGTATTCACTCAAGGAGTTCGTCGATCCTTCATCATTCAAGTCATATGATGAACTGAAGCGGAGGCTTGATGAGGTTCTGGGTGAACCAGTTTCTGTGGAAAGTTCCAAGCCACAGAAAGTAGAGCGTGAGGATGTCTTCAAGGCGGCTAGTAAGCAGCCGTCCGTGAATGATGCTGACTTCTCGGTTGATGATGATGAAGACCTGAAGGCATTCAAGGCTCTTGCTGACGACTAAGTTTTGGTTTCGTTTCCTTAGTCGCGCAGAGAGGGAGGGGTCTAACGCGGACTCCTCCCTCTTTTTTATGTGTGGTTTGATGCAGCGGAATCAAAGTGACCGTCTGTCAAATCTCTAAAGTTTCTGGTTATATTGTAATGTCTTTCCATTGCAGAAGTTGTATAATGCCCAGTAGAAGGATTAATTTTACCAGACTTTATATCTTCCATATGTGACTGGTCCATGATATTGCTTTGGCTCTGAGATTGTGGTCCCATGGCCATAGGTTCTTGCCCTTGATTTCCTTGTGTGGGTTGATAGTCTTTTTTCTGAGGTTCCAGTTCTTGTGGATTGACCTTTGACTTCACATGTATTTTGTCATCTTGGTAGGTAAGTTTTTCATCAGAATTTACAGCCGCAAGCATCTTGGCTTTATCTTTTGACATATCAACCAGAGCAATATTTTCTTTACCAGCCTTTAGATCAGTTTTGATTGGAAAGGCTTTAATATTTTCGGTGTGTTGTGAGCCAGGTATACTACCGCCATAAGCTTCTACAGGGGCTGGCTTTTCTGGTGCTGTAGTTTGTGAAGGTGGCGCCGATACTGGTTCTGCCGGCGTTGTTGACTGCACAGGTTCCGGCGGCTTTTCTGTCACAGTCTGTTCTTGTGGTTTATTTTGAGATTGTATAGACTCTGCTGTTTTAAAAGGTGAATTAGGACTTTTTGCCCAATAATCACTCTTAATAATGTCGCCTTGCTTATAGCCATAATGTTCCATAGGGTCTATTCTATTTCTTGTATTTGTTAAATGTGTTCCTCCTATAGAATCAATTCCTTTATCTTTAATTTCTTTTTGCATATCTTCGATTGACATAGTGCTTGTTTTATACATTTCATGATGTAAATGTGGAGTTCCTGCCGCTGTGCCCGATTTTGCTATAATATCACCGGCTTTTACTACCTGGCCAGGCTTCATTAATGGACCGGTTTTTTCATATTGGTCTGAAGTGTGCATATATTTTTCTATATGTCCGTCGGCATATCTTACAGTTACTATACCACCAGATGTTCCTCCATATTGTGTGTTTAACTGTCCTCCTTGAATTTCAGATTTTATAACAACACCATCTCCTCTTGCTCTTATAGGAGATCCGTGCGGCATCATTATATCTACGCCTTGATGTGCCCCGTGGGGTCTAGGCGCACCCAATCCTTGGCCGACTTTACCTTCATAACCAGTTATTGTTGATAAAGTTTCAGTTCCTTTACCACCTTTTAATTTATCCGGAGGCATATTACTTAATTCCGCTCTCACATTCACAGGCAAGTTATGCCATTCTTTTTTAATAATTTCAGATGCATAATCAGGAGCAGTTGCATATATTCCAGATATTAATGCATTTTCTCTCTGTTTTTGTATATCTTCTACTGTAGGTGTAACATTTTGCAAACTTTTAGATATAGAGTCTGAATATTTCGTGCCAGAAGTGCCGAAAGCGTCTTTACCTGCAACACCGGATTCTAACCATTTTTTTGCACCGCCTGCTCCTTGATTATGAGCATAACCTAAAACCGCCAATTTTTGCTGTGGGCTAAGGTCTCTATATTCTCGGCTTGTGTTCATTAATGTTCTATGATTTAAAAAACTATACGCATCAAAATATTTTTCTGCTAAATCTTCATTTCCTTTAAATTGTGTTTTATCTATATTTTCGCCTAAAAGTTTATTCGTGTCCGTAGTTGCTCCAGAACCAAATTGATATTTACCCCAATAATGAGCATTTGCTCCTCCTGCTCCCATATTAGGATTATTACCACTTTCAATGGCTCCTACAGATTTTCTGTATGCATCGTATTCAGCACCACTGATACCAAGAGCATCTTGTGTTCTGGAATATTTTTTTGCATAATCACTGGGTTCAATATCTGCTTTTGTTGGTGTTGCTATAGGAACATATTTGTATTCTGCTTTATCGCCTTCACCAACAATTTCTATTCCTGCTTTCTTTAAAGTTTGAGCATCAATTTTCTTTAGCCAAGCCGCGTTAGGATCGTCTGCTTTTATATTTCTTTTTTTCAATTCTTCTAAAAGGGCTTCTTGTTGTGCCGATAATTTTGCTTTTGCTGATGGATCTATTTTTAATCCTAATTCTCTTTGTATTTTATCTACGGCAGAATTTTCCAAACTTTTTTCATATTGTTGCTTTTTTTGCCTAGTCAATCCTGGATCCCACACACCCTTTATACCAGAACCTTCATATGCTTTTGCTGTCACTGAATATTCTTGACCTGCTGGTATACCGGCGTATCTTCTGGAAGTGGCTTTAATGAATCCAGAAACATCTGGATCCGATCTTTTATAGTAATCTGGGAAAATACTGGCCAGTTCTGTTGGTGTTAATGCGGCTAATAGTCTTTGACCAGCCTGTGAAGATGCTAATGAGGCTCTTTCTGAAACACTTGCTTTTGACAATACATTCAGCAATTGGTTAGATGGTATGGTAATATTTCCAGGTTT